CTGGGAAATACTTCTTCCAATCCGCTCGTATGTCCATCCCCACGGCTGGCTGGGACGACCCTTTCGTTGCTTGGTAGCGGTCAAACATGCCTTTATACGAGACAGTAGAGACGGAACCAGCGGTTCCTCCTAACGAGGCGATTCGCTGATACTCAGCCGTAAGGTGGAACCGGGGCTCGTTATTAGGCCCCTTGTAGTCCACACTCGCAACGTGTTGCATGATTGACTGGAGTACAGGGTCGTCTGCCCCTTCCCATCCTCCAGCTTCATTAGTAACTTCCCAAACGCCCTCTTCGGTTTGCCTAAATCTGGGGAAAGCCATTTGTCGCTCCGTTCACGTCTCTCAAGACTGTTTCTAGTCCCCGTTCCTGTATCTCCATCATGCGTTGGAACTCGGTCATCTCGCTGAACTTCCGCACGCGGGTACGCCTGTCTGTGCCTTCTTTCATGAAGGTGGGAGCGGCCTGGTCGGACTTCAACGCTTCGACTTCGGCTGCGATTTTAAGGGTAGCGTCAGTGAACTCGCTTCTTAGTTTTACCATTATCTAGCCACCTGCTGTCCTATCCTGCTGGGTCGGGCGGTATCTGGGGTAAGTGGGTTCCTGGGCGGGCGTCCCGCGCCCATGCCCATACTTTGCTGGATGGGCATACCGTCGGGACCAAGGACAGGCGGTTCCGCCCTGGCCATGGGGTCGGGCTGGGAAGCCGCGCGAGCTTCTTCTTTGTCCATCAAGTCCTGTAAGCCTGCTTCGCGGGCCACTTCCTTTGCCATCAGTTCCTGTACCCTGGGGTCGGACCGTAACAGGTCTTCCAGTAGACGTTTGCGTTCGCCGGTCGCGTCTTCTAGTCTGGCGTCGGCGGACCAGTAAGTCTCCTTGGACTTCAGGCCCTGCTGGACTTCCCGCATACCCAGTTCCCGGTTCTGCAACTGTAGTACCGGGTCCACAAGTTCAAAACTGACGGTGCAGGCGTGGTCGCTCTCAAGCATATCGGCGGTAATCTGGTGACCCCGTATCCTGATGCTCATGTCCAGCACGTCAATCCACTGGAGTATATGGTTGGCCGACTTGGTGGCTAGATGTTCTAGTTGTTTGGTGGGGCTTACAAACTTCCTGCCAGCTGCCGTTGTCAGGATGGCCTGTTGCCCCACCGTCGAAACGCCCTGCTCCCTTACGCCTGCCAAAGCACGCGAGAAGGTGCCGAGCTCAATATCCCGGTCTAGCCATTCCTCTGAGGCAAACATCCAGCGGGGCAACTGGGGAATCTCCATCTTCCAAACGTCGCCACGGTTACCCATCTCGATAACGTCGCCCCGGGAAAGTTGTTCCTCTAGTTCGGAGGCGTCCATCGTGGTGCCCGTGGGGTTGAATGTGGCCTCCATCAAGGCGTTATGTCTACCGGCCACCGCCTGGGCCTGGGCTTTCAAAGACGGCATCACCGGCTCAAGTATGCCCACGGCCATGTAGCTGGGGTCGCACTCCTCGACCGTGGTTACTTCCTGACCATAGCCAGAGAAGGCGTGGGCGTAGGGCAGGAACCCCCAGGTATTCTTCTCTACAAAGAGCATCTCACTGTCAACGACCATGGCGTGCCAGCAATCGGACCAGAACTCGTCCACCATTATCAGTTCAAAGGGGTTATCTCCCCCCTTCCAAGGCGTTACTTCCCCTCGTTTGGCACGGTTGCCGGACATGCGCGCGCTGGTTATCTCTTCCAAGTCGATAGAACGCCTGTAAGCGTGCTTGACTGCCATCCTGGGCTGCTTCTCCATCGGGTCTAAAAGGACCCGGGACGGGTGGGGGGCACGGGTGCGAAACGGCATCATGCTTTTGACGGCGTTTTTGTGTACGCGGAGGCGGCGGTCGTACTCGTCCTGGGGTTCGTTGCGCCCACGCTTGGGATTCTCCCTTCGCTGACCCATAATCGTGGAGTCTAGGCCGTCTTCCACCACGGCGTAGCCGTAGAGGAGTAGGTGCTTGCCCACCTGCTTCCAGGTGAGGGTGGGTTCGTGGAGGCTTGCTTCGTCCAAGATGGCTTTAAGGGCGGGTTCCACTTCGTCGGCCCGGCGTTCGCTTGCTTCTGTCTGGCTCACGGGGAACCTGTGGACTATCGGTTCGTAGGCCAACTGGTGGTCAACGGCGTGGTCAACGATAGACCGGGACCGGGCGGGCTTCAGCCATTCAGGGCGATTAAGTCCCTCGGGCCATAACTGATACGTCTGCTGGTAGTAGCTGTCAATCTCCTGCCACTTGATGTGGGTACGGGACCACACATCTTGCAGGTATTTAGTCAGCTGACGTATTGACTCAACTGTGGGTCTTTCATCGTAAGGCAATTATTACCACCTCGATGGCTTATTACGCTTGCCCAGTATGCGCTGCCAGCCACCTTCTTTGGGGCCGTATTTATCCCTGCCTGACGCTTGGGCAAAACGGCGTAGCTGCCAGGCTATACCCACGGCAAGGGGATAATCGTCGTGCGCCCCTTCCTGGGCCTCTATCCTGCCGTTCTTCTTGGGGTTCCTTATAACGGTATAGAACTGGGACAACCCGTCCATGTTGGCAATGATGAGTAGCCTGCTAGCTATTGCCTCAATCATCTCGCCCCATAGCACGTAGCGGGAGCGTTCATCGGTATGCCAGCCTGGTTTGTCCTCGTCCCGGTAGTAAAGGTGGGGATACCTAGATTCCCTGGCCGTGGATATAGTAAGTACGCCCCAGTCGTTGTCTTCCACTCCCCATACGGGGTTGTGGTACAGCTTTAATAGTTCCATAGAAGCCAGGGCTAGCTGGTCTGGCGGTATCAGGTTGGTCTGGATGTCGGCCACGACGTATCCGGTACTGGTATCTAGCACGGCGGTCACGGCGTAGTCGCCTCCGGTGCCGTGGGAAGTATCAGTACCCGCGACGTAACGCTTACCAGGGTGATAGTCCTGCCAGATGTTGGCTGTTGCCGGTCCGACGGGTATCTGCCTGATGGGTTTGCGGCAATCCTCGGCCATTAAAGCCAGTATATCGTGGTCGAAGGCTGAAATGGTACGGGGCGGGCTTAACGCTTCTGATTCAGTGGCCGGATATTCTTTCTCGAATAGCGATACGTCGGAATACTCTTTCTGTCTAGCACTGAACCACTGATTGTCCCGGCCCGGGCGCACGTTCCAAGAGTAAAACAGCTTCTTGAAGCCGTTATCGGGGGCTTCCCGGTACACGTTCTTGAACATAGAACGGGAGTTAAAGGCGTTGGCGGTAGAAACCATTATGAGCTGGCCGCCTGTGTCGTCAACAGTTGGCTTAACAGCGGCGTAGTTGGCCGCTAAATGCTCGTGGAAGTCGGCTTCGTCTAGTATCACCAGGGAAGCGGTGGTAGAACGACCCGCTTTATCCGTCGAGGGCAGTGCCCGTATGCCCGCTTCCATCTGGGGAAATGTCAATTCTTGTCTCGAATCTGTCCCCAGCGGCGTTTTCAAAGATGAAGGCAGCCTCTCGTAGATGAAGCGGCTCTTCGACAGGAGAATCTTGGATTCCTCTTCTCCCTGGGATAATAACAGGACCAGTGCTCCAGTACGATACATCGCCGTCCATAGCGCATAGGCCGCCAAAAGCCACGAAGCTCCGGTCTGTCGTGATTTTAACCATACTATCAGCTTCTCTTCTTTAAGGTGCTGGCACACTTCCACTAGGTGCGGCCACCGTTCAAAGGCAATGACGCCTCGTCCCGGGGGCGGTTCCATCACCTGGACGTAGTGTAAGAAGTCGTCGAAGTGCCGTTGGGCTAAAGCGCAGGCCGCGGCTTCCCCCACTTCAAGGGCCAGGGCTTCATCAGTCTTGGTTGTCATCAGGAAGAATAGCCTCGCCTTCTATGATGCGGTTTCTTAAATCCACCAAGGAGCGCAGTTCGTCATCGGAGAAGTCGCCTATAGTCTTGTGGGTAATCTCGCCCTGGATGTCGATGACCGCCGGGGCTTTGCCAAATACCCTATCAAGCAAGAGCTCGATTGCCCTGACCTGGTCGGCAGGCCGGGTCCCGTCAATCTGGCCCTGGGACAAAGCCACCAGCCGCCTGACAAGTAAGTCAGTATTCTGGGTATAAAACAGTATGCGCTGGGCTAAGTCCTTACTCTTGACGCTGTTTGCCATGCGGGGCTTTTCAACCTCGTTTGGAATCACGTCAGGTCGGGGCTCCTTGCTAGTACGCCAGGAAGGTCGCCAACTATTACTTGCCATACTCGGACAGAATACTACGGGACATGAAGCCGTTGCAACAATGGCAGGGATATGGTAGCCTAGCGCGGCAGTGCGGGGACGGCCCTTTGTCCCTGGCCCATTCATATAGGGTGGGCGCGTCAGATAGAGTAGGCCCCTTATAAACGAGGGCGGTGGACCTTCCCCGGAAGGTTAGGGGTACTGTCTGGGCTGGATGGGACTAGCGTCGCTTACCAGTTAATCGCAAAATCTGTCAGGTGCCTTGGGACTTCTCCGTATATGGTATACTCCCACCGAAGCGTGTTCACTTTGTTGGGTCGGACACGCTGCATCACCTCCTTTAGCCCTCAGCCTTACCCCAGGTTGAGGGCATTTTATTACCCAAATCTTCAAAATTACTCAGATATATTCTGGGTTTTTACCTTTTCGGTTCCCAAGTTCTTTTAATCGCGGTGAACTGAAAGCACTGTCTACGAGTACAGCGCGCACATACATACCCCCGGTCATGCCTTGCCGGGGTGGGGGTGGGGTTAACCCAAAGGAAGCAAGTAAGGGCAAGGTTACCCAAGGGCGGTAAGGGTATCCAAGGGTGGCAATCTTGGCCCCGCCCCGTCCTTGCCCGTGTCCCAAGCAAGGAAGCAAGGGCACGGCTAGGGCACAAGGAAGCAAGGAAGACCACGCAAATCAACCTTGACATACGGTGGTCAAAGGATTACCATACCTTGTAGGGCCGGTGCCCAAGGGCACCAAATTTGGCCCCAAGGAACATGAACGATATGACCACC